TCTCTGCATCCTTTGCCGACTTTGCAACGTGCAGGACTGTCCAGTCATTGTAGATGTCACACCAGTCCGCACAGCCGTACTTCTTGCCGTTGTAAAACGAGGGATATTTGGTGTCTATTTCCTTCGCATATTTGTCCTTTTTGCCCTTGCACTTGTAGCCGACTTGGGACAAAGCCAGCTTGACGGTCTGGGCAGCCGTGGGAATCATACGTCGTCCTCCGTGAGAGTCTCTTCAAAGTCCTCTACGTCTTCGCCTTCGTTCTCGACTTCGGTGTCTACCTTGTCATCGTTGATGGGAATCAGAAGGCCCTCAAACGATGCCTCGGAGAACTGCTTGTAGACCTGATTGATGCCAGTGCTTGCAAAGCCTGACACGATGCCGATCGCGAGCGCCATGAGCCAGTTCTGCGCTGGAATGTAGCCAGGAATGGTGAGGTAAACGACCACACCGAGCGCTCCGCCTACAAAGCCACAGATGACAGGGATGAACTTGTCGAGGGTTTCATTGTTAATCGCTTTGAGTGTGGCGCCTACGAGGTAGATAATGACCACGATGGCCGGGAACGCGATAAATCCTAAATCATTCATTGTTTGTCTCCTTTCGTTGATGAAATATAAAAGAGGACAGCCAGAGCGAGGGTAAAAACACCCGCTATGACTGCCTCTGCAATCTTGATAAACATATTGAGATTAGATTTTGCCTTCTCTCGTCAACTGCTCGAAAGTGTCCTTGATGTGCTTGTTAGCGACCATCGTGTAGGAGTTCTTGAAGTCGGGATGAGCATCGCAAAATTTATCGTATGTGTCGCAGTCATCCAACTGTTGGCGAAAATACTCCGCCGAGTGGTGAACGCCGTTTTTCAGTTCGTCACTGAATCGGAGTATATGAGTGCGGGCGAGGACTGCCTGATTGCGGTCAATCTTGTCTCCCAACTGCCCCATCTGTTTTTCGATGCCCTTCTTGTTATCGTGCCTCGTAATGAGGAATTGAAGGAAGGCAAAGAAGGCATTACTCCCGATAACCGCAAGCACGATTTTAAGTGTGTTATCGTCCATTTCAATCACCCTAGCCTTGCGTTAATCGATTGTGAGATATTTCAACTCCGTCTCGCCCGTATCGCTATACACATTATTCGCCCCTACAATCGCCCTGACCGCCGTAGGCGAAAGCTGAACGTCATAAGGGGTTATCGGCTGAAGTGAGCTGTCATATTCAACAGTCAGCACTCCCGTAGTCACGTCAAGCGTTCCGCCGTAGTATGTATCGCCTAATGCTATGGCGTAGGCGTTGCCCGTGTAGGCGTGGTAACTCGTATCGGTTGAAGGGTAGTTCACACCTACGTTATTTTGGTATGTGGACTCTTTTACACATATTTTGAAAAAACGGGCATTTGAAGGAACGGTATTAACTTTTGTTGTTGCGCTCTGATGTGCTACTGAACTAATAAATGTTTGCGTTTCATCATACCAAAATATTGAGAACCAAATATTAGCGGGTTTTAAACAACAAACTTCCGTTTCGGGTACACAAATATTGAAATTTTTTGAATGTACATAATCAGCATTTGCCACTATTGAACCGTCCAAGTCGCTAATATATCCGCTTTCTGTATCCTCGTCCCACAAATTCACACCGCAAGCCGTGAGGTTGACTGCCGTGTAGCCTGTCAGCGATGGGGTTAATGTGCATTTGACAGAGGGCAAAGGCTCGTTAAGTGTTGTTTCAAAGGTGCATATATCGGCCGGGCCGACGGACACGATGCGGAGGTTGGAGTCGCCGTAGGGGTCCATCTCCACCTCAAGGAAGAAGTTCCTTGAGCCGATGAGCATACTGCCCAGAACGATGCGGAGCTCGCAGCCGATAACACCTGCGGTCTCACAGTCGCTGTCTGCAACGTCCCAGATAACGTAATTGTCTGAAGTGTTTGTGATGGACTCTTCCTCACCATTGACCACCATCGTGACGGTCTCTGCGCCTGTCAGCGTGTACGGTGAGCCCTGATTGTAGAGGTTGAAGCGGATCTGCCTGCCCATGTCGAACTGTGATGCGTGAGCTGTCTTGCAAACTCCGACAGGTACGATGTCAATGTTAATCTGTTCCATGCTTATGCCTCGCTTTCTACCATGACGAAAAACGCCTTTGCGCCGATGTTGTTTATCCTCAGCTTGCAGTAGACCACGCCCACCGCTGTGCAGAGTTCGGCAGGGATAGCCACCGTGACTGCGGAACCGGACGTGCTTGCGACCGGAGAGGATCCGACAGTGCCGTCCGCCTTCCTGTATCGGAGCGTGAGTGCTTCCGTGCCATCCAGCGTGTAGACCAGCGGACCGTCATGGAGATCAAGTTCGATCTCACGGTTCTCGTCGCCGTAGGATGCGTGGAAGACCTTCGTCTTGCCTTCGGGGATTGTGTTGATAAGCTGTGCTTCCATAGTTCCCTCCTGTTATTTGCCGTTTATTTTCTTTTCAAGCGCTTCGATGCGCTTTTCCTGCTCTTTTATCACCGCTTGGAGATATGGAATCATGCCGATATAGTCGAGCGAGGCAGGAAAATCTTCCGTCTCTGCCGTGACAAGGTTTGGGAGAACCTTTGCCACATCCTCGGCGATGAATCCTCGCTTATCCGTTCCCGAGGTTTTGTTCTTGTAGTCAAAGGAGACTGCATCGAGGTCGAGGATCTTCCGATAGTCTTCCATCGGTTTGATGTTTTCTTTGACCTTACGGGACGATGTCTGAATAAGCTGAACGCAACGGACTACACCGCCGTTTCCGACAAGCTGAATCTGCAAGTAGTTCTGGTCATAAACGTCAATAACTCCGCCACCGGAATTGCATCGCATTGTTGCCATTTCTGCGCCTTGACGGTATGAAGTAAAACAACCATTGACACCATTCATATACATTGATGCGTAGTAGTAGTTATCGTCCAAGATGCTGACATGAGACTCGGAACTGCCTTTGTCCCAAAGCTGAATGCCACCGCCACCGTTTGTCTCGTTGTAGAGTGTTACGGATTTGACGGCATTAAAATCTTTCAGACGTAAAATACCGCCGTTTTGTCCTGCTCCGAGCCATGCCCTTTCGTCTCCGCCTATTGCGTAGAGATAAATCTGACCGCCCTCGACAAAGTCCTCTTGGATCTGTGCGATGACGTTGCTACTGCTATTTACAACGTCAAATGTTGCGCCGTTCAGATTGGAAAATTTCAGCTCTGCTCTCTTGACGTTGTTTGCATCAATAAGTTCAAAGTCCTCGATGGACTTGAAGTTTTTCATCTTGGCTTCGCCGTTCGTCATGTCGATGGTCGAGTTGCCTTGAACGTCTGAAATGACTCCCGCTTTGATGAGGTCTGCGTTCAGAGTTCCCGTAGTGATGGCATCCGCCACGATGCGACCCTGCATATCAATAGCGACTGCATTATAGGGGCCTGCATATCCGTTCGGAGAAAACCCAAGACCGCCCGAGTTCCACCGCCACACGTTTGTCGCAGTTGCGATGTCCGCCGTGTCCATGATGAGGATCTCGTCCGGTTCTCCGTCTCCGTTTGAATCGTGAAGGACTACATATCCGCCAAGATTGCCCGTGATGAGTTCCGTTGCTTGGTCTATTGCTTGTTGCATGACCGTTGTGCTTGGCTTCTCATCTATTGCCTTCTGCGTTGCGATTATCGTGTCGGCAAGGTTCGTTCTGGGGTCTCCGAACGAGGTCGAAGTATATCTCTCGCCCAGGACGTCCCAGACGGTCTCGATGCACTTGGCCGTTGCAGTAAGTCCCAGAGGCTCGAAATAGATATGGACCGTGTCGCAGAGGTCGACACGCTCCGAGAGCTGTCCGATCTGGACGAAGTCCAGTGTGATGCTGTCCTTAAACGTGGTGAAGTTATTTGCGCTGATATAGTTTGTCGCCAGTGTTGCGAGCTGAGTGGAGATAGGTGTCGCACTCTCTGGATCTACGGAAGACGAGAAGTCAACCGCGAGCTCCTTTGTTATGCCCACAAGTCCCGTTGATACGGATGCGCCTGTTGTTATCGTTCCATCCTGCGCCTTGTAGTACGGAATGATCGCACTGGCAAGGTTGGTCATATCGAGTGTCTGGGAGAGTTCCGTCAAGTTCTTTCCGTACCTGATCGTGACACCTCTGTCCTGACCTCTGGCTGCTTTGAACTCCGCGCTGAAATTGTCATACGTCCATTCACCCGGGCCGTATACGTCGAGGATGCTGCCCGCCTTGCCTCCGAACCACGAGCGAACGCTGGACGGCTCTTTGATGCTGAAGTCTGCCGAGACCGTCTTGTCTGTGGTGATGGTGAAATTGCCTGCCTGACCTGTCAGGAGAAGACATGCTGCCGTGCAGGATGCTGCCGTGCCGGAAGTGATGACCTTTCCGCTCAGATCATACGAGATATGCTGAGCGTTGACGGTGAAGTGTCCGTTGATGGTCTTTCCGACCTTGTAGATGCGGAAGAGCTGAGCTGCATCGGTGTAGTTGGGCTTTGCCTTGATGACCGCGTTGGGAACGATGGCGGAAGCGTGAATGCCTTCCGCAGAGTATTCCATTGTGAGCTCATACTCTCCGTTCCTGGCTTCCTTGACGGAGCAGGACAAACAGTCAGAGAGGACACCTTCGCCATAATTAGACGGAACGGTGCCTTCTGTGATGGATGAATAAAGAATAGGCAGCATGGCTTATCTCCTTAG